GCTGTGTCTATTTCCGTCTTGGTTGTAAACTTGTATACAGTTTCTTCTTCAGGCTTAGGGTAAATAATAAATGTCAATACCACACCTATACAGAATGATACTATAGCAATCCTTATTCTTTCGTCATCAAGTAACTTTTTCATCATCATTCAATTTGAATATTGTCTTGTGCAAGTATATCTCTTAATTCTTTTCTACAAGTATCGTAAGCTTCATATATTTTTTTGTCTAACTCACCGTACTTCATCTCTGAACGAAGCCACTGATCGTAGTCCCATATAGCACTTTTGTATTTGCTACCATTAATTGCGGCTTTGAAATCTTCATTTTCCTCAGGTAGATTGAATTCTAGTATTGCTTTCATATTGGAAACTTTATAGAATCTATAGAAGTAAAATAACTGTTTGTATTATTTGCTTGAGTTCTTTTTGTATTAAATATTAATATTCTACCGCCAGTAACTTTTGGAGGAGCCCCACGTTCAATATGCCACCCCTGTGATCCGTCACCATATTCTTCTTTGTAAGTACCAGCTATGCAATGGTGAATCTCCCTTTGCTCTAATTCATATTCGTGTTTACCACGATTATACTTTAGCACATCTCTGACATCATTCCTACACCAGTTCTCATGTATGTGACCTAGAACAAATACGTCCATGTTCTCATACATTTCAAGGGCTCTAGTAAGATTAATTGCACCCTTTGTAACTATACCTCCTCCACCAGACCCATGAAAGTATTTCAAGTATTTCACCATATCTGCTCCCTGACAAGAAATTTTTATCACAAGCCATCCACCATATCCACCTGTATAAACGTTTGACTTGTTTTTATAATTTAGTAAGTCAACAAATCTCTGTAGGACATCTGTCTCCTGGTACTTAATTATGGCAGTTTCGTGATTACCATAGCCAATTACTGTGAGCAGATGTGCATATGGACTAAACCATTCTACAGCAGTTTCAATTACAGAGTCTATGTACTTTGCGTTGTTATGTTCTGGCCTAATGTCTGACTTATTTGAACGTCTATCTCCCCTTCCTTGCATTAAGCAAAATAAGTCTCCATTAATTAAAATAGGGATTTCATTTTTTTTACAATACTCTAGATGGGATTTGAGTTTTTCTCTATCACATTTTGGGTTATCCCAATGCAAGTCCGATATAATTGCTAAGTTATTTCCTTTCAGTTCAAGTATGTGAACATTTTTACTAACCTTTTTTAAATCCATCAGAAGATTATTTGTTCTGCATAAATTTACAAGTTTTTTTTCTTTTTCAAATAAATTTATTATTATTGAAGAAATAATAATACGATGTCTATCAACGAAAGAGATTTAAAAAACTTCATTGACGGCCTCCTGATAGGATTAATTTTTGGTGCTATTGTTTCAGCTGTGATGGTTCTAATATTCACATGACAATACTGGACCAAATATTGATGGACTATCCAGAAGAAATTTTTTACATAGCTTTTGGATTTGATGATGCAATAATTGGCTTTGATGAATCAGGGAGAAGGCTTGTATATGACATGGACGAGGTTATAAATATCCTAGTTGATGATGGTATGACACACGATGAGGCTGTAGAATATTACGATTTTAAGATAGCAAATTCGTTTGTTGGAGAAGGAACTCCTATATTTATAAAAATTTACATATGAAAGCCATTGGCAAAAACATTGTCATCAAAAACATTGATGAAGAAATTAAGACATCTTCTGGATTAGTTTTATCAGGAGAAGACACAAATCAATTAAGATACAAGCGTGGTAAGGTAGTAACTCCTGGGACTGAGGTTAAGTCAATACAGGAAGGGGATGACATTTACTACGACAAAGCGCAGAGCTACACGATGATAATTAATGATGATCAATACATCATCATTCAGGAACGAGATGTGGTTCTTGTCCTGTGAGTCTATGCTCCCTTATTTCTTTGTTCATAAGCTTAATCATATCCTTGTAAGGCTTTTCTGATGGCTTTATATTCTTTTTGAATAGAGGATTATTGCATAGAGTCTCTGGGATTTCTTCTCCCTCTATCTTTTTGTACATAGAGTTTATCATTCTCTTTGCCTTATAGGATAGGCAGTATAATGCTTTTGACCTCATAGCAGGTCTTCCTTTCTGTTTGCTTGCAAATATCTCTATCCATCCATTTTTTCTTAGCTTATCGAATCTTTGGATGTCCCAAGTAAAAAGCTTTTCATATTCTTTGTATGAGGTTGAATTAAAGTATCTTTCTGAATACAAAAATAGCAGCATATCTAGGTCTGCTTGAGAAAGATTATGCCTTACCTTGAAGTATGTGCGTATTACTTTCCAGTATTTTAAGTAATCCCTTTTATTTGATTTCATTTTATTTGTTACATTTGTAAACAAAGATATAAAAGTTATGAAACCTTGTACTCAAAAAGTTAAAGCCGCTACATCTTACAAACCAAAACCAAAGAAAAAATGAAAGGAGATCAAATGATGGCAATGGGTATGCCCAAGGCCGCAGTTCTAAAAGGAGCCGTTAAAGGCGCAATTAAAGGCGCAAAGAAGGCTGTAGTAAAGAAAGCCGTTAAAAAAGCAATTGCTAAAAAGAAATATTAATGGCTGAAAAGTCTAAGATGAAATGTAACCGTGTCGTGGCTTCGGATAGGCCTGGCAAGAAAAGGATGGTTAAGGCTTGTGCCAATGGCAAAGAAAAGCTAATCCACTTTGGAGCAGAGGGTTATGGACATAACTATTCATCTGCGGCACGGTCTTCATTCAGAGCTAGACACAAGTGTAGTAGTGCGACAGATAAATTGTCGGCTAGATACTGGGCATGTAAGAACCTATGGGCTGGTCCTGGAGGATCTACTCAATCATCTCCTAAAAGCAGACGAGGAAAGTACTGATGAATAATTCTTGGAAGAGTAGAGGTCATTATTTGAAAGATGGAGTTGAGTGGACTGGACATCAGCATGCTCATAATGGAAAAATTATGACTGGTAAAAGTCACACTAAATCTAGCAAGGATCTTTATCACTTCATGGATTTAAGTGCTGAGGCTAAAAGAAAGGTATTGTCTAAGAAGAAATGAAGGATGCTTGCTACAAAAAGGTTAAGGCATCGTATGATGTGTTCCCTTCAGCAAGGGCATCACAGGCTATTGCCAAGTGCAGGAAAGCATCTGGTAATGTAAGAAAGTCTGAAGAGGGTACCAGCTTAAAGCGTTGGCAAAAAGAGAAGTGGCAGGATACTAAGAGTGGAAAGCCATGTGGTGCAGGAGGAAAGAATGAGTACTGTAGACCTACAAGAAGAGTGTCATCAGAGACACCAAAGACTAAGAGTGAGATATCACCTGCTAAACTTGCGGCTAAGAAAGCTGAAAAAAGTAGAGTAGGTATGGGTAAAAGAATTTCTAAAGTTTAACTATATTTGTTCATCATTAAAATTTAAATCAAATGGCACAAAAAGTATCAAAAACAAACGCAGATTTGCTGGACCTTGTTAGGAATCTTAACATAACCACAGCAGAAAAGGGAAGTAAAAGAGAGGCAAAACTTAAGAAGATTGCTGAAAAGATTAAGCCTCTATTCGATGAGTACAATGAAAAGCGTGAAGACATCCGTCTTGATCATGCATATGCGGACCAAAACGGTGTATTGGAGTTGAATGAGAAGGGTGAGTATAAGTTTACTAAAGAAGGAATCAAAGGAATGGCAAAAGGTATGAAGTCATTACTTGATGAATCCTTTGAGTTTTATCAGTTTACATTTTCAACCGAAGGCATAGAAGACCTCAAGTTCCTAGCGGGATGGGTTGAGGGAATCGAAGCTGATAAAGAACAAGAAAGCGATGAGTAAGTTCAGTAAACTATCTGAAAAAATTCAAGCAAAGCAAGGCATTGGCTCCAAAAGGGCCAATGCCATTGTTGCTTCTATAGGCCGTAAAAAATACGGAAATAAAAAATTTCAAGAAATGGCTATTGCTGGAAAGAAAAAGAAATGAAAAGCAAGGGACTAGGAGATACTATCGAGAAGATAACTACAGCTACAGGAATAAAGAAAGTTGTTGAATCAACAGTAAAAGACTGTGGATGTAGTAAAAGAAAAGATGCATTAAACCGAATGTTTCCTTATAAATAAACAAGATCATGGCATATCAAAAATTACAAGTATCAAGAGCAGCAGTTGTAACACCAAGTAATACCGCTGACATTGTATCTCCAAGTGGAGGACCAAATGAAGGTTGTGTCCTTTATGTAGGCACTGGAGGAATCCTACGTGTACTAACAGCAGGAGGGGATGACATTACATTTCAGGGAGTACCAAATGGAACTTTTATTCCTGTTCAGGTAGTAAGAGTATTTGCGACAACCACCACAGCCCTCAATATTGTAGCACTATGGTAATCGGAATAATTATCAGCATTTAAGATGGCAAAGGTAATAAGCGCAAGCATCTACAAGAAGAGGCACAAAAAGAAGGGGCAGGCTGCAAAAAATTCTACAAGTAGAAACAAGGACAGCAAGCTTTATAAGAAAGCTTATAAAGGACAGGGGAGATGAAATATCTACAATACCTTGGAGCTTCATTACTTTTATTTTTTGCCCCTATACACGGGCTTCTTATTGCTGTTGCTGTTGCTATTATCTTAGATACTTTTACTGGGGTCTTTAAGTCTATAAAGCTACACGGATTGAAGAGTATTAGAAGTAGGAAACTTTCTACTATCATAAGTAAAATGTTTCTTTATGAGGTAACTGTCCTTTTGCTTTTCCTTATGGACAAGTTTCTCTTGAATGAATTTGTAATAAAATGGTTCTCCATTGAGTTTATGTTTACAAAGATATGTGCTATATTACTGATGTTTGTTGAGCTAGTATCTGTGAAGGAAAATATTGAAGAGGCTTATAGTGTTGATATATGGAAAATGCTCAAAAACTTATTTAATAGGGCAAAAGAAATTAAGTCTGATATTGATGGCTTAAAATAAAACACGAATTTAATGTCTAAAATAAGTACATATCCTATACTTTCAACTCCTACACTCAATGACTTATTAATAGGTACTGATGTAGAGAACTTGAATGAAACCAAGAACTTTTCTTTAAGTTCTATTGGTAATCTCATAGGTCAAAATTATGTGCCATATGTTGGCGCAACAGGTAACGTTGACTTAGGGGTTTATAGTATAGAGGGGTCTGCATTTATTGTAAATGGAGGAACTGCTAGTCAATTTTTAAAAGCTGATGGTACTCTTGATAGTACTTTTTACGTTCCTCAAACAAGGACAATTACTATAAACTCAGTAGGATATGATCTAAGTGCTAACAGATCATGGGATCTACCAACAATTGATAGCTTAACAACACTTGGTACAAGTGGTGCAGCTACCTACATAGGAAAGGTTTTAAATATTCCAATCTATCAGGCGCAGGGTAACTACATTACTCAACTGTCTGGAGAGGCTACTGCATTAGGTCCAGGAAATGCTACTGTTACATTAAGTAACTCTGCTGTAATAAGCAAAGTATTAACTGGCCTAAATATAACAGGAGGCAATGTTATTGCTACCGATACAATCCTACAGGCTTTTGGTAAGGTACAGAATCAAATTAATGGATTAACAGGAGGAGTAACATATCAAGGCACATGGAATGCTGCTACTAATACTCCATTTTTGCAGAGTTCAGTTGGTACTAAAGGATATTACTATGTTGTTAGTGTACCAGGTACAACAAATCTTAATGGAATAACAGATTGGCAGTTAGGTGATTGGGCCATTTATAATGGAACAGCATGGGAAAAGGTTGACAATACTGATGCGGTAGTGTCTGTTAATGGATACACTGGTGCAGTAATGCTTACCTATAGTGATGTAGGAGCTCCTCCTGCCACAAGAACTCTAACTATAAATGGGGTTGGATATGATTTAAGTTTAGATAGATCATGGACCGTAGGTAACGTTCGTACTGATCAGACTTATGCTGACCCTTCATGGATTACTTCACTAGGATGGAGTAAGATTATAAATACCCCTACAACTCTAGCTGGTTATGGAATAACTGATGGAGTATCTACAGCAAGAACTCTTACCATAAATGGTGTAGGATATGATC